AATGAGGATTGTAGATAACAAAGCCATATTGCTTAAATTACGTAACCCTAAGCAAGTTACCGAGGTTATACCTAGGAGTAAGGAAGTCGCCCCTAACACAGTAGCGGTTAGTTGGGGACTAGACGAGGCCAAGGCTTTACGCAACATGAAGATCAACGCGCCATCACCTATTGAGGGTAGGTATGAGTGGACAGGTAAGTACGAGCCGTTCGAGCACCAGAAGAAGACAGCAGGGTTCTTGACTATGAACCGCCGTGCGTTCTGTTTCAATGAGCAGGGCACAGGTAAAACAGCCAGCGCAATATGGGCGGCTGACTACTTGATGAGACAAGGTAAGATCAACCGCGTGTTAGTTATATGCCCACTGTCAATCATGGATAGCGCGTGGCGTGCCGACTTGTTTACCTTTGCTATGCACCGAACAGTTGACGTGGCGCATGGTGCGAAAGCAAAACGCCGAAAGATAATCGAGGGTGGCGCTGAGTTCGTTATCATTAACTACGATGGTGTGAAGATAGTACAAGACGTCATAGCTGATGGGGGCTTCGACTGCATCATTATAGATGAGGCTACCCACTACAAGAATGTGCAGACCGACCGTTGGAAAACTCTAAACAGGATAGTTAAACCAGACACGTGGCTGTGGCTGATGACGGGTACGCCCGCCGCACAAAGCCCAGTAGATGCGTACGGCCTAGCTAAACTTGTTAACCCCAAAGCAGTGCCTAAGTTCTTTAGTGCGTTTCGAGATCAAGTATTGGTTCGCGTTACGCAGTTCAAGTGGGCACCAAAAGAGTCGGCTACCGATACAGTATTCAACGCACTACAACCCGCAATACGGTTTACCAAGGATGAATGCCTAGACCTACCGCCGATGGTATACGTTAAGCGTGCGGTTGAGTTAACAAGTCAACAGAAGAAGTACTACAAGGCTTTGAAGGATCAGCTCGTTATGCGCGTGGCAGGTGAGCAAGTTACCGCAGTAAACGCAGCGGTTACCATGAACAAGCTACTCCAAATAAGCGCAGGTGCAGTGTACACCGATGACAAAGAGACATTAGAGTTTGATATTAAGAACCGATACAAAGTACTGCGTGAAGTAATTGATGAGTCGAGTAAGAAAGTGCTTGTGTTTGTACCATTCAAACACGTCATAGATATACTCACTGACAGACTACGTAGCGAGGGTATATCCACAGAGGTAATACGTGGAGACGTACCAGCTAGTAAACGTACTGAGATATTCAAACGGTTTCAAGAGACTGACGACCCCAAGGTGTTAGTCATACAACCGCAGTCCGCTGCACACGGTGTGACCCTGACAGCCGCAAACACTGTCGTATGGTGGGGGCCAACTTCTTCGCTGGAGACTTACGCCCAAGCTAACGCACGTGTACACAGGTCAGGGCAAACACACAAATGTACCGTCGTTCAGTTACAAGGTTCTGATGTAGAAAAACGTGTGTACTCACTATTAGATAATAGAATAGACGTACACACAAAAATGATCGATCTTTACAACGAACTACTTGACTAGGGCATTACATACCACTATATTGCTTGTCCACTAACTAGGAGGTAGTTATGTCAGAACCATTAGACGTGGCCAAAATGGTACGGGTGTACCAGAAGATACGTAGCAAACGGTCAGAGTTGTCGGCCAACTTTAAAGAAGAAGACAAAGCATTGTCTGAGAAGCTAGATGCAGTGAAAGCCGCACTACTTAAATACTGTGATGAGCAAGGTGTTGAAAGTGTACGCACCGCCGAGGGCTTGTTCTACCGTAGCACTAAGACACGGTACTGGACTAGCGATTGGGAGTCCATGCACAAGTTTATATTAGAAGAGGGAGTGCCGGAGCTGTTAGACAAACGTGTTAACCAAACTAACATGCGCCAGTACTTAGAAGAGAATCCCGATACAGTTCCTATGGGGCTTAACGTAGATTCAGAATACACATTATCAGTGAGGAAGAAGTAATGGAACAACTAGCAACAATAGAAGAGTTAGCCAAACACTTTAGGGTGTCTGTGTCTACTGTTCGAGCGTGGCTACGCAAGGGCCACATACCTGAGCACACTTATGTAAGTGTAGGCCATACCTATAGGTTTAAGATACCTTTAGTTGAAGCAGCTATGCTAAGCCGAACCTCTACCAGTGATGGCTGGCAAGGTGATGCTAAGAACACGCTTGATGATTTAGGGCTTAGCGTGGATGAGGACGCTTAGATGCGCCGAATCAGCTTGCGGGGTGGGAACTTCATGGGGCAACTGTTTGCTTATGACAACAGTATGGAGGTTGTTTTACTAGACGCGGCACCCGTATCACGTTCATACTACGCCGCAGATTTCGACCCTAGTAAAACTGTAGCACCAACGTGTTGGTCGTCTACAACACAAACACCTGACGCGGACGTGCCAGAAGAACAGGTACAGAGTCGTCGGTGTATGGACTGCAAGCAAAATGTACGCGGTTCATCTGGAAGTAATGGTAGGGCTTGTAGGTTTTCTCAAAGATTAGCAGTAGCACCGGCTGAAAAGTTAGATGAAGTTTATCAAATTCAGTTGCCAGCCACTTCTATTTTTGGTAAAACTGTAAAGGGCAACATGCCAATGCAAGAATACGTTCGTTTGTTATCACAAAATAATACGCAAGCAGCGTCTATCGTTACCAAAATGTACTTCGATGAGTACAGCGCCGTACCAAAACTTTACTTCAAGCCAGTCCGTTCCTTGGACAAGCAAGAGGTAGACGTAGTAAGTCAGACTAAGAATCACCCTGACACGAAAGAAGCAATAACTTTGCTCGTTATCGAGCAGAGCGTAGGATCGTCACCCTTTGGAATTACTGACGGGTACGAACATAACCCAAACCATTCTTAGGAGAATGAGCATGTACTTAGTAAACAATGTAGAAGCACTATACCCACGTATCAACCAGACGTATCGTTTTGACAATACCGAGAACCGTTCGGTATCTTGTGACCCGAACGAAGATGGCGCGTCATACGAGATGTCATTCCGTATGAACAAAGACCAAGCCAAGGCGTTGTTCCTTGAAATGTCTAAAGCGTACCAAGAAAAGAAAGAAGCCAAGTGGCCTGCCAAGTTAGAGATGCCATTCGTTAAAGACGAAGACGGTTTCTACGTAGGTAAAGCTAAACTGAAAGGCGCGTACGGCGCAGAGCTGACTAATAAGCCCATGCAATGTGACGCTAAAGGTACTGAGTTACCAGATGACTTTAGGTTGACTACAGGTAGTACGGTTAACGTAGCAGTTATATTCGTACCGTATAACATGCGTGACCACGGCGTATCACTACGCTTGAAAGCTGTACAGGTTATCAAGTATGTAGAGCAGCAGAAGTCTAACCCATTCGGTGCAGTTGAGGGCTTCACTATGGGTGGTGACGATAACCCTTTCGCCCCAGCAGCGGCAGTTAGCCAAGAGTCTATGGAAGAAACAACCGCTGATGTGTTTGGCGACGACGAACCTGCGCCTACTGAGCCAGAATCTACGCCGAAAAAAGTAGTTAAGAAGAAAGCTGCTCCAGCCCCAAAGGCCAAAGACGAAGACCTTAGCTCTATCATTGATGATTGGGACGACGAATAACCTTTAACCGTTTGTTAACTTGGCTACAGGGCGGCTTACACTAGCGCCTTGTAGTATTTTTTCGGTTGGGGGGTTATATGAATGCGAGTGAATTTTTAGAAAAGGTATTAGCGGAGGGGAACTTCTACTGTCTATTGGCTTTACGCAATGGTGGCAAACAGTGGGAAGACCGCAAACAGATATTCTTCAAAGATAAAGAATCCTTGGTAGCCAGCGCTACCGACTACGATGCTGATGGGTGGGATACGTTCTACGCGCTAGGATCGTTTGCCAGTAAAGGCTCACGCAGTGCAGACCTAGTGGAGAATGTGCAAGCGTTCTTTCTTGATCTGGACATAGGGGATGACGTTAAGAAGTATGCTACTAGGCCAGAAGCTATGGCCGCGTTAAAGACTTTCTGTAAAGAAGTTTCTCTACCAAAACCTATTATAGTGGACTCTGGTTACGGCTTACATGTGTACTGGCCATTGTCTGAGCCTGTGCCTGTACGTAAGTGGCAAGTAGTTGCTGCTAAGTTCAAGGGACTGGTATCAAGTATGGGGCTACGCGCTGATTCAGCGGTAACATCTGACGCAGCTAGAGTTTTACGTATACCATCCATGCACAATTGGAAAGGCGATTCCAAGGTACAGGTCAACGTGTTGTGCGATAGCGATCCTGTATCAGTAGAAGACTTCGCCAAAGTAATCGGTATGGCGAGCATTGTAGTGCCTGCCGAAGACGATGGGACAATTAGTTTGTTCACTGAGGCTATGAGACGTAACAACGAGAATAGCTTTAAAGACATCATGATGAAAACAAAAGCGGGTCGGGGTTGTGAGCAGCTAAAGATCATCGCTACCGATCAAGACAGCACTAGCGAACCTATGTGGCGAGCGGGCTTGTCTATCGCTAAGTTCTGCAACGATGGCGAGATAGCAGCGCACAAAATATCTAAAGGGCACGAGGGGTATAGTCCAGACCTCACACAAGCCAAGTTCGACCTTATCAAAGGGCCGTACACTTGTACTACGTTCGACGAGAACAACGCGGGCGTATGCCCTGACTGTCCCAATTGGGGCAAGATAAAATCACCAGTGACACTAGGTAAGAAGTTTAAAGAAGCCACAGAAGAAGAGGTGGTGTACGCACCGGCTACAGAACTACCCAACGCACCTGTACTAGAATACGTTATACCGACATACCCAAAGCCTTACTTCCGTGGGGCGAACGGTGGCGTATACATGCGCCTTAAAAATGCTGATGGTGACGTAGATGAGAAGACCATATACCACAACGACCTGTACGTTGTTCGCAGGTTAAAGGATGTAGAGTTAGGCGAGGCCATTGTAATGCGCCTACACCTACCTATGGATGGGGTATCAGAATTTACCGTGCCGCTCACTTCGGTGACGTCAAGAGAAGAGTTTAGAAAGCAAATGTCTATGCGAGGAGTCGCAGTAACTAAGGTGGAGGAACTCATGCAATACACGACAACGTGGATAAATGAACTACAGAACGCAAGCGCAGCCGATGAAGCGCACCGGCAGTTTGGTTGGACAAACAAGAAGATGGATAAGTTTATCTTGGGTAACCAAGAGATACACGCCGACAAGGTGAAGTTTAACCCACCATCATCGCAGACCGCAGGTTTGTTCCCAGCGTTCGAGCCTAAAGGCGACCTACAGGGCTGGATAGATACGGTTAACTTTTATAACCGTGATGGTATGGAGTTACACCAATACATACTAGGTACAGGGTTTGGCTCTGTACTCATGCCATTCTCGTCGCTGCATTGCGCCGCCATGCACATACACAGTAAAGAGTCTGGGCTAGGTAAGACGACCGCCATGATTGCGGGGGCATCTATATGGGGGAACCCAGAAGAGTTGCTAATCCAAGAGCGGGACACTTATGCTACCAAAATGAACAGGGGAGAGATGTACCATAACTTACCCTTGTACATGGATGAGTTAACTAACTCACACGGTACGGAGTTGTCAGACCTAGCATACCAATTAACGTCGGGCAGGCAGCGTGGGCGTATGACCAGCGGGGCTAACCAAGAACGCCACAGAGGTGAGGCTTGGCAGTTACTCGCGGTTACTACGGGGAACACTAGCCTTATCGAGCGTATCAGTATGATAAAGAATATGCCGAAAGCTGAGGCACAGAGGGTGCTCGAATGCCACGTCAAGAAAGTACACTTTAGTACCAAGGAAGAGACGGATGTATTTAGTAAGTCATTAACGGAACACTACGGGTGGGCGGGCGTACCGTTTGTACAGTACGTAATGAACAACGTAGAAGAAGTTAAGCAGATATGCGCGGATATGCAGGCTCGTGTAGATAGGCTAGCAGGGCTAACAGCGGAAAACCGATTCTGGTCGGTACATGCCGCTATGACTCTAGCAGGGTTGCATATATCAAATAATTTAAAGCTGACTAGCTTCGATCTACCATCGGTAGAGAAGTGGATAATAAACCAGCTACGGGTAAACAAAGCAACGGTGGAAGATATGTCTGTATCTATAGAACAAATGTTAAACGATTACATGAGTGAGCACTTCAACAGCATGATTTGGATTAAGAGTACTGCCAGATCAGGTGGGGAACAAAATAACGGATTAGATTCCCTAGTTATTCCTGACATGATGCCACGTGCTAACAAGTTGGTTGGTAGGTACGAGACTGACTTGAAGCGGGCATACCTACTACCTAAACCCTTAAAGGAATGGTGTGGTAAGCAACAAATAAACTACACGCAGTTAGTGCAAGACTTGAAAGACAAGCTAGGCGCTAAGAAGAAAAAGGTACGCATCACGAAAGGTACCCAGATGCAGTTACCACCGGCAGATTGTATTATTGTCGATTGTGACGCTAATGTACCTGAAGAGGTTATGCTTAGTGAATTACATCCTGCGAACGTACGATCTTAACCCTGACGGGGTAAAGGTGGAGGTAAACTGGGATGCCTTTGTAATAGGTTCATCCTTGTTTATCCCCTGTATAAATACTGTACTAGCTAAGCGCCAACTGGCTACATACACGCATAGTAAAGGGTGGTCTACTACCACCAAAACCCGCGAAGAAAGCGGCCTTTTAGGGGTTCGCATTTGGCGGACTTTATGATACATTGGCGTTGATTTTGGTGTTCACTGGCGTTCATTGGCGTTCACTGAAGTCCAGAATCATTCTCCTAGAAAGTACTCTACGTTACATCAGCCCCCCCTCCACTGGTGTAGCGTAGTTTTAGTACAACTGCCAACCTTTATCCCACTCTGCTCTTTGTATCTCTAGCCCATCACGCAATGCAGGGTTTAAAGATACGCCGTTGTTCATTCTAAGGGACTGCTCTTGGTGACGCTTCATAGAGTTCTTAATCGTTTTACCGCTTATGAATATCTTCTTGCCGTACGTAGGAGCGTGGCGGTTGTTAAAGTCCGACATATCTTCGGATATTTCTCGCACACGAGGCCAATCACCCTTACGAACTGCGGTGTAATACTTACTTAACAAGTCAGAACGTTTGTCGGCAATGCTGCGCTCAATGCCTTTACTCATCATGTTTTGTTCTTGATTAAACGCGTAGTCTCTAGGGGCGAAACCTAACACCTGTCCCGCAAGCTCACCTGCACTGAAGTCATCGTATATAACGTCGCCTCTACGTGTTAGTGCGCCTTCACGGTTGTACCTATTAAGACCCCTGTTAAGGTTACGGAATGCCGCAGGTAACATACCCTCTATACCACGCTCTAAATTACCCCGACCTAAGTCAGTAACACCACGAGCAAAACCTGCGAACGTACTCCATGCAGGGCCACCAAGGTAGAAGAATATCTCTTCCTCTGTCGAAGCCTCTGGGTTGTAGCGGTTAGTTTGTATTAATAACTGCCCAAGGGAAACACGTTTAGATACGTCTGTACCTGAGTACTTAGTGATCGCACCTTTGTACCAACCTTCACCTATATGCCTACGTACGTACGAGTCCCAATCTTCCTCTTCGTCATCCATAAACATGTTAGCTACTAGCTTAACTGCGCCGTATAGCGGTATGCCCTGAACGCCTGCAAAAAACAACGAGGTAAGATGCACGCCAGCCAACTGCTTAATTGCTACTTTACGCTGTTCCGGGTCAGAGTACGCTACGTAGGCGGACTTAAACATGTTGTAGTACATAGTTAAACCGAAGTTTTTGTACATCAACGCTACACTACCTAGGTCAGTTTGCGCTAGTCTAGCGCCTGTTTCCTTAACTGAGCCACCATTAAGTTCTTGTGTCTTGGTTAGTGCTTTATCCGCTAAGGCTTGCTTTTCCTCTATCGTAGCTGATCTTTCTTTATCCGCCTCTAACTTACGTAACGCCAGTAAGTAGGTGGTAGCTAACGTAACTTGTCGGTTGTAGTTCTCCACGTTATGGAAGCCCCATGCACCCATTCGAGTAGCGCTGTCTGAAAGGCCACGCTGCTGCCCCGACTGGTCAACGTTAATCTCTGAGCCTATAACAGACTGATCTAGTTGGTTAGCGTCTGCCGCAGCCTGTACTAATGGCTGTATTGATTCCACCATCGCTTTAACTTCGGCATTGGGGAACTCTATGTCGTCACGAAGGCCGTACACATGCGAGTTAGTAGCCTTATCGTACCTAGCAATAAAGTAGTTCTCTAAGCTAGCTTTACCTTCAAACTCTATATCTTCTGTAATGTCATCTTTGCGGTTAATTTTACGCTTTAAAGACTTACCTAGCTTCTTACCGTCTTTTGTTAGCACCGAACTACTCGCAGTAATAAGTTTACCTGCGTCTTTTATAGCCCTGCCTGTATTACCGATACCGTACTCTGCACTTAGGTAAGGCATGACAAATAGAGGTATCTGTGACATGTTGACTATCGCAGACGAGGCGTTAAACCCTATCGTGTACATAAATGCAAAACGGTTAGCTGCTTGCGCTTGCGTTTGGTACTCAGTCTTAGGGTTTCTAGCGTAGTTAGCGCGCATGTTGAGTTGGTTTACGATGTCAGAAAAAGCATTTACCTTACCCTTACGTTTAGGGTCTTCCTGCATAGCCGACTCTTCTAACTTAGCAAACTCGTTCATCTCACTTTGTAAGGCTATTAAGTTAGAGGTGTTACTTAGACGGGCGATTTGCCTGCCCATGTCGTACGCCTTTCTATTAAACGTATATAGGGCATCAGGGATATACCCTTCGCGGTTCTTACGTTTTCGGATAGACTTGGCGAAAGCTGATTCTGGTAGCGAATCTATGTACAGCTCAAGTATGTTCGCAGATACTTCTTTGTCTACTCCAGCTAAATCTAACTGCGTAAGTATAGTGTTGACAAAAGCTGTAGGAGGCACGACTCCCGTAGTGCTTATAGAACCCTTACCGGTTTCATACGTAAACACTTTTTGCTGTACTACTTCGGGGTCGTTTTCCAACTCCTTAATTCTACGCTGCATGTGGGCATTAGTAGTAAACATCTCTACTTGCGCCTGATCTCTCTCGCTCTTACGGTCAGCCTTTAACTCATACACTAGCTTAAAGTTACCCTCACGTAGTAGTGGGAAGTAAACTCCTAGCTCAGTTTTCTCAAACAGGCGTTTGGTCAGTAAGCTCTTCACTTGCTTCGCCGATTTCGCATCGGTGCTAGCTTTATCTATGTCACCAAAGATAGCTTCTTTTAGCCTAGCGAATTGGTTTCTGTAAGCCTGACGCATATCGTTGTAGACTTTCTGCCCGTCTGGGCCAAGTGCGTCCCACTCTTTTTTAAGTATGTTGTAGGCTTCTCGAGAACTCATCTCTCGCCCTTTAAACTCGATAACATCGTCGTCTTTATAGTCACTTGCTTTCTTTTCAGCGACGTCAATCTGGTTAGTTGTGGAGCTAAACACAACGTCATTAAAACGAGTTATCACCTCTTCACTTTGTTTATCAGCCCACTTAGCGAACTCACCTTTAATTACGTTAAGATCGTTATCTGATTCTCGTATGGCTGCACGCTGCTTCAAGAAAGCGTCATGTAACTGTTTGGACAGTTTACCTAGCTTAGCGTTAGCACTGGTGGCTATGTCTACCATAGCTAACATAGGGGCGAGTTCTAATAAGTACGAACCCATCTTACGAGGGCTACCCGTAATAAAATCTATCGCGCTATCACCAAACCTAGAACCATCAGCCTTAGTCATGGGCTTAAAGGCTTTCTGTATCTTATCCATGTTACTCATTGTTTCTTGCACGCCTTCCTTAGTAGACATGTGCGCTAGAGTTACTCCAGTACCAGAATTTTTGGAGGGTTGTAGTATCTGTAAGATAAGGGCATCAGTTGTATTTAAAGCGTTTTCGCTGTCACTTAACTTACCTCTGTATACAGCGCGAGTAGATTGCCCAAGAATACTGTCAAGTAATCTTTTCACTACGTTAGCAAAACGTTGCCACGCACTAAGCGTTAAGTCTTTCTTAGTGTATATCTTAGACAGGTCACTCTGGAAACTCGGGTTGCTAAATGCCTCGGCTACAAACTCAAGTAGGCTTTCACTACCGTAAGCTGTAGGTAGTTTGTCTTTAACTTCTTTATACAACGCCTCCAACTGCTTAACCGCTGGGCTACCTTTCTTGTTTATAATTGTTTCGTATGTTGCAGCATGGGTCATCTCGTGTAACAACGTGTGTACAGTAAGTCCTTCTGGGTCAAGAATAATAGTGTTGTCTATCCCCCCAAAGGAGTCAGTATTTACAAACAGCCCTAAAGTTTTAGCGCCCTCGCCATACCTTTCAACGTCTACTTTTTGTCTGGCTTTAAATGCCTTGTATAAGTTGTTCCTAACGCTACCATCTGCAACGAATACTTTAGTGTCCCCTATGTACTCGGCTAACTTTTTGGCAGTTTGCCTTACTCGTGGGGTCACTTTAGGTAGTGCCGTTATTTTTTCCAATGCTTCTTTTAACTTGCCCGACCTAAGTAACGCAAGTATCTCAGGACTCAAGTCTATACCCAGTGCTTTAATGTCTTTACTTGTGTAAGGAAGGCCGTCCACGTTCAGGTCTAAACCTATTTCTTCCTCAGTAAAGGAGTTCATTTCGTCGTAGACTTCTATCTCTTCTAGCGTGGCTACTACTTCATCTACTTCTTTCTGCACCTTACTTTTCTTAGGTTTAGGAGGTAGGGTAGCAAACTTTTTATAGCGGTCAGTCATCTGCATGTACTTCACGACTTGTTTAGCCGCTACAGTCTTCTGTTGCTTATCTTTGTCTACACCCTCGTTTAGTTGCTTGAGTAATTCTTTCTCCGCCTTTTCAAACTGCGCTTGGTCAAGTACGTCTTCTAGGGCTTCTTTTTTGTCTAACGTACGTTGACGACTTCTCTGCCGTTCTTCTGTAAGATCATCTGCCTTATCCTTGGTGGTAGGAGGCTTTTCTTTAATCTCTTTTCGTTTCTCCGCTAACTTCTTGTCGATAAACTTACCGACTTCTGGGGACACGATTTTCTTAACCTCTGCTAACGCCTCAGTAGCGTTATCCGCACTTCGGTTTTTTAGTTGCGCTCTAACATCGGGGTCTAAGCTGTCATTTGCCGCCACGCTAGTAGCTGGAATTCCCAACACAATGTCGCTAACGGCATTTAGAATCCCATCAACTGGGTCAGGCGCGTTACCAAAGTAGGTAGCTACCTTTTTATTTTCACTGGCTTTAACCGCTTTCCTGTCTGCATCTGTTACAGGGTTTTTACTATCAGGCACTTCGTCAACGTAGCCAGTCCTACGAATCTCTTCCATCCGCGCTGCGGCAGGACTTAGAGGAGCTACTTCTTTAGCTTTGCGTTTAGCCTTAGTCTTAGCTTTGGGCTTAGCTTTGGGCTTAGCTTTAGCTTTAGCTTTAGCTTTAGCTTTAGCTTTAGTTTGTTTTAATGTAGGTATATCTTTACTTACAGTAACAGGTTGAGGTGTAGTACCTCTTGTAGTTACTCCCGGGGCGACCACGTTTGTATCCAGAGGTGTAGGTGTTAGTGTAGGATTGACGTCTCCTTCTCCACCAACAAGCGTATTAACGACTCCATCAGACACTTCCACTCCTCTAGCTGTAGGTGCCTTAGCTGCGGTGGGGTTTTGAACTGGCTCCCGTCTTTGTTCCACACTTGCTGTATTACCGAGAACGCCAACTCCACTTCGTTCTGCTGTAGCATTCTTAGGTTGTTGCTTTGCGTTAGTAGCTCCACGTGCTGTGTCTCCTGTCGCTAGGGGGTCGCCCGAAGTTTGTTGTAGTTTTTTAGTTTTCTTAACTTCAGTGGCTATAGTAGCGCTTTCCGCTTTTGTAGCAAAACTTTTAGCTACCTTTTCCGCCTTCAATGCTCTATGGTATCTAGCTTCTATAGCTTTTTGGGGGTTAGCGAACCCTTTAATGTCCACAGACTCATCTAGGACTTTGTTAAGTATACGCTCACGTGTTTCGGCGGCTCTTTTCTCTCGCCCTTCTTGCACTCGTCTGTCGGTTTTAGGTAGTTCTTTAAGTGCTTCTTCGGCAGTGGCCTCAGCCTCTACACCTGCATCTTCCGCCAATAACGATTCAATCTCTTTTGTTTCCGCATCGTCTGCACGTGCAGCTTCTTGTTTTGCTACCTTGTCTTTTTCTGCGGCTGCTTCGTCTTTCTTATCCTTGTCTATTACTTCGTCTATATCTACTTGTTTCTTAGCCCGCTCATCCTCTGCGAACATGTCTTCAATTTCTTTTGTCTCTGCCTCGTCCTTTAGCCTAGCGTCAGTCGATGTAATTTTGCCACTAGCTTCATCTTCTCTTCTCGCCTCAGCGTTGCGCCTGTCTAAACTGGTTTGTGGAAACAACTCTCCTTGCCCGTCTTCACCAAACAGTTCGCCTTGCTCTCGTTCGATGTCTTCTTCGCTAATTTCTTCTGGGACATCTTGTACATCCGCCTCTGACTCTGGGCCTGTCTTATCACGTTGTGGCGTAGCACCTCTTCGTCTCCCCGGAAGTACATCTATAAGTAGTTGGTAGATAGCACCTGTTGCACCGCCATATCCGGCAGACGCAGCGGCACCTTCAGCGAGTTCTCTGTCTGGGTTGTAGCCTTGCTCGACTAAGTTTTGTGCAGTGTTCTGGGCAAGTTCTTGGAGGGCTTCCACACCACCAGTAGTTCCGGCGCTTCTAGCTCGGTCAAGTAGACCTTTGAGTTCTTTGTCGCCACCAAGCATTTTGCTTAGTTTATTGGCGGTGGGCTTACTAAATTTGCCGACAGCTTTTAGGTAGGGGATAGTTTCTAGTAAACCCGCACCGATAATCATTGGATTAGTTATTGCACGGATACGTTCTTCTTCTGATACGCCTGCTTCGCGGGCACGTTCACTTGCTTCACCGACTTGAACACCAACACCTGCTGCGGTACCTGCGGTAACTGCACCTAC